GAGTCTGTAGAGTTGCAGCTGCAGAAGCAGCATCTGCTTCATGAATTACCTCTTTGTTTGACTTTTTAGTCTTCTTCTCCATAATTTGTTTTCCTTTAAGTTGAGTTTGTTCATGTGAAACATGCCCGATGCTCTGCGCATAAACGTTTAGCTTATTAAAATGACGTTTTAAAGCTGGATGTGATGTTACTTCATCAGAAGGCTTGTTATCCATTGTTTTTAATACTTCTATTGCTGGATCATTTGGGTGGAAATCAATAAAAGCATTAGGGCCAGCATAAGTATGAGTTAAACGAAGACCTTGACCTGATGGGTGAAGTTTCCAACTATAATTACCTTCTTCAGTACTTCCAGAGACCATTTAATAACTCCAATTAATTTTCTTATTATTTATATTTATAATGTCTTCAAGAAATTCTCAAAGAATCTCAACTTGCTTTCTTCAATCTGTCTAGTAGACATATTACGAAGAACTTTCTTTTGTTCTTGAACCCATTCACCTGTTTTTTCGTTATAGAGCCAGTCAACGTTTTCAAAAATACCGTTAACAAATGCCTTCTGAGCAGAAGGATCAGCAACCACATCAGCAGCTGTTACAAGACGAAAGTCATTCTGTACTTCCATTAGACCTTCATTAACCTGCTTAACAGACCCCATACCTCTAGAAGATACACCAGGTCTTGCACCACCTTCAATTAAACCTTTAACAATTGCACCCATAGGAGTTTCAAGAATCTTAGCACGACCTAAAACAGTACCATCTCTCTGAAATTCAAGCTTCTCAATTAGATGGGAAACACGATCAAGATTAATTGTAGGACCCTGTGGATGATTAAGTTCACCGTAAGCGCGCTTAGTATCTACACATTCGCTGTTGTAACGATTAACTTCTTCGCGCATGATAGATTCTGGATACAGACGGCCATTACGATTAGGCTGGTTAAACCTATCATTATTATATTGCATAAAGACACCTTCGATGTAAAGGTTCTTTTTGCCTGACTCAGAAGCCTCTGTAATTGGCTTAACGTCTTCTTGTAATTCTTGAATAAGTTTCATTTGTTAACTCTTATTTCTTAGATGACATAAAAGCTGCTATAGCCATTTGTCTTCTTTTAGATTTAGATTTACCTTCAAACTTAGGATCATCTGATTGCTCAAAATCTTTAATCCATTCACCCATACCTTGAGAATGTTTTAATTTCTCTTCGATTGTTTCTTCATTTGTTGGTTTATTAGCATGATCACCGTAAATTAAATAATCATGTACACCTGAAACTTCCATCTTAGCATTGGCAATTTTTGATTGTACCCATGGTTCAATATGCATACCCATTGGCATATGGTTTAATAGATGAGTTGCTTTATCAGCTATTGCTCTCAATTCGGTACGAACCATTTCATGTTCATCTTGAATATCACTATGCTCTGAATAATCTTCATACATTCTATTAACAGATGTATATCCCATCATCCAGTCTTTATGATTAGCAGAATCTTCATCGTAAGGAGATTCCATGTCTTCACCAGTAGAATGGTGTTTTAGAGCTGCAAGTTGACCATCTCTCCAAGCTCTAAAATTATCATAATGCTGCCAGTCTTCAGAATGGTTATATCCATACTTGTTTATATTACGATCATAAGTATTTACATTTGAACCTGTAAATACTGCATCATTACCTTCTTTAGCTTTTTGATCTAGAGGATCAATCTTCTCAATATTATTTAAATGCATATCTACAAAGTCTCTATCAGCTGGAGCTTTAGGAGTAGTATAATCACTACACTCTTTAATAATATCTTTAAGATACTTGGTCATCTTAATCCTCTTGATATTCTACTTCTTCTGGTTCTTCATATTCTTCCTGATCAGAGTAGTCTTCTAAATCTTCTTCATTATCTTCAGGTTCATCATAATTAAAGAAATTTTGAGCTACTTCTACTCTTTTCTGATCAATGATATTTTTAATTTTATCTAGCATTAAAGTATTTAGGTCATCCTGCATCTGAGTAGGACTATCATTAACAGCGTGTTGAATTAAATTCACTGTATCTACCATTGTTTACCTCTTTCTATTAGCTTCTGCTTCTGCTTGAGCTTGTTGAGCTTGCATAATTAAATCTTGATTATACAATGGATTTTGCATATCAATTCTAATTTGTTCATCCATAAGCTCAATTTCTTCATCAGTTTGTTTAAGAATATTCTTACGAATCCATGTATGTGAAATGTATTTACCAGCAAATGGTTCAGCTAGCTGAACTCTATTCATTCTATCTGTAAAGATTTCCATCTCTTTAAGCTCTGCAAAGTAATTATCGCGAAGATATCTAAACTTTACTTTACCTTTTATAGCATCCCAATCTTCTGGTGATGCAATACGCTTGAGAATAACTTGCTTTTCAAGAGCTTTTAGGAATAACTGAGAAAACTTGTTACGAATTCTATCGATAAACTTAGAGAAGTTAACTTCATCTCTAGTAATTTCAGTAGCTCTGCCAATTGAGTATACAGTATCTGGTTTTAATCTGGTGATAGGTACCTGCAGAGCTTTATATAATCTATCTTCAAAGTACTCTACTGATTGCAATAGCTGTGGAAGAGCTGTACCACCTGAAAGAACTGATATTTCAGTTCCTCGACCACCTTCACGTCTTGGTAGCCAATAATCTTCTAGCATTGTCATAAATTTACGATCATCGCGTATCTCACCAGTCTGAGCATCATATGATAGACGGTTTTTATACTTAGCCATCATATCACGTAAATACTGCTCAGCTTTAATTTTAGGAAGATTACCGATATCGATATAGAAAATTCTACGTTCAGGGGCTCTTGATAAGTGATATATAATTGCTGAATCTTCTAGAGCTCTAAGCTGATTTAGTGGTTTAATGGCTGAATGAAGATATGAAAGTCCCATTAAACCGTTTTGATCTGTTAATCCTGATGTTACATGGATAATTGAATCAGCATGAATTTTAACACCAGTTGTTCCTAGATTTGATATAACCTTAGAACCGTAATTTAGACCTTTTTCGTTATAGATATAATACTCGCTTTTTGTCTTCTGTATTACAGCTTCAGTATTTCTATCTTTTGTTTTTTGTACCTCTCGTATTTTTCTAATCTTACGAGGATCAACATAACGAAGTTCTTTTAGACCTTCTTCAGGTCTCTTCTCATCAATTACAGCATGGAAATATTGTCTACCTTCTACATACCATTTACGAAATATATCATATGCTTGATTTTGAAAATCTAGAAGGTCTAGAATACCGTTAAACTCTTGCTCAATGATTTGTTTAATTTTATCATCAATTTCAAGATCATCTAGCACAATTTCAATTGTATGTTCACCTTCTTCAACAACAATAGCTTCGTTAACCACTTCATTAACAGCTCTATCGATTTCTGGTTGCAAAGCCATTTCTCTGTACTTTGCAACCAGTTCGGCTTCAGTTCTAACTGTACCGTCAAGATCGATATATTGTCCAAATGTACCACCAGCTGCTACAACAACTGCACCGTCATCTTTTATTTCAGGAGTAAACGATCGTATGGAATCAGGTTGAGGCCTACGCTTAATCTGAAATCCAAATAACGACCAACCTTGATTATCACTCATTATGTATATCTTTCATATAAAAATTATTATTGAGAGATGCTAAGAGTACTTGGAACTGTAGCAGCAGTTTCTAAGTAGTTGGGTACAGTGTTAAGTTGCCCAGAATTAGGAAATGTTTTACCTGCAATCCAGTAATCATATGCAAACTCTACATCAAACATTTCAATTTGATTTGTAGCATCCCAATCTAATGTAATAGGTCCAACAATAACAGGGAATGCTCCTATTAATGTACAGTTAAATAAAGCTGTTCCAACATTTTCTTTACCAGCTTTACTCCACTGTGTAATAGTAATATCACTCTTATAACTTTCAGGTGAAGCTGGTGCAGACCCTTCCATTAAATTAGGTACAGTAGAATTTATAAATTGATGCCAGTTCAACATACCATTTCTAATAGAAAAACTTTCATCATTATAAAATGTACAAGCCCAGTTAGCATAAGTACGGTCACCTGCCAATTTAATTTTTCTACCAAAATAACCTACTTCAACTTCATTAATAGTAGATTGAGGTAATGATGATGCCTTAGCCATATATGGTACTTGGCTATTTGAACCATTCATATGAGGCCACCCCTGAGGAATATCAACACTAAATAGTGATGGTCTCGCACCATTAAGAGCAAGTCCTTTAGATTTGAAATCATGTATATTAAATGGCATTAATTTACTCCTTTTTATTTTTATTTATATCGTTGCATAGGAGAGTGTTGCCACTCTCCTATTTTTTATTTTATTAGAATTTGCCCACGACCTCGCTAAAGGCTACACCAGTTCTAACAGCAACGAAGTTTAGAGTAATGAAGTTAATAGAACGAGCTGGTTTAATGTAAATATCGCCTACGAACTCATTTCTATCAATAATTTCTGGGGTATTATTTGTTTCATCACATACTACTAAGAAGTCTGTAACACCTCTACGACCCTGGATATCACGTAGATATGGAACTACAAGGTTCTTGAACTGAGCACGAGTAAATGCATCGTTGAACTCGAATAGAGTATACTGAGCTGCCTTACTAATAGCTTTCTCAAGAACAATGAACAATCTACGTACGTTGATACGATCAAATGCTGATGGTTTAGATAGTAGTGTCTTATCACCGTAAAGGATTGTACCTTGACCAGGGAATGTAACTACTGGGTTTACACCAGCTTTATATAGAGTATCACGCTCTGCTTGTCTTGGATTAAATGCAAGCTTAACAATGTTTCTAATTTGTCCACGGTTAAATCCTGCAGGTGACCACCAAGCATCGTTAGTATAATCTGTACGCACACAAAGACCTGCTGTATCACCATTTAAAGGTACCCAGCGATAAATGTCATTGTAGCGGTCGTACATATACTTATAACCTGAGTCAAGCACACCGTAAGATGATGAACGAAGATTTTCACGGAATAGAACTACTGCATCTGCCTCGTTACCAACGTTATTAACAACGTCACCTTTCTGAGGTGAAGCAAGAACGATACAATCCATACGAGGTTCAGCAATATTATCGATTAGATAATTAGCTAGAACGAATGAACGTGCCTTGCCTTGTAGAACAAGTGAAATATCAACTTCTTCTTTTGACTTGAACATATCGTATGCATTTAGTACACATCCAAGCTCAATATTTGTTTCATCATGTCCATCATTACCGTTCATTAGAGTTAATGAAACATCATCGAGAGTAGAGTCAGTAAGATTTAATGCAGTAGCAGAAGCTGCTCCTGATATATCGTTAACAGCATAGATGTACTGAGACATATCATTGATTACTGTTCTCCAGTAATTTGCACCACCATCTACTGTTTTTGCATCAGTAGCACGTGATACACCGCGGTACACTTCTAGAATTTCTCCAGGTACACCTGTAAACTTACCACCATCATCAACAACTACAACGTGCATTTCGTCTGAGTTAATAGCAGAGTTACCAAAATTGATAACATACTCTGATTGACCAGGTGCAGTATCTACTAAGTTAAAGAATTCCCAGTAACGAGTTATATTTTGTGTCTGGGTATTGGAACCCTGATAAACTAGATTAGCACCAAGCTTATATGGTTCTTCAAAGTTAATTGTAAATACAGCTCTAGGATATACAGTAGTGCTGCTTGTTGTTACGTTAGCATCAGCAACAGATGATACTGTAAATGCTGTAGAGTTAACAATTGTTGTAATTCTAGGCTTTACATCTAAGAATGCTGTAGAGTTATCTACAAGCATACCATTATTAAGACCTACTGTTGTATTAGCAATAACAACGTTATTGCCAGCTATTGTTGTAATAACAACTGTAGCTGAAACGTTGCCATATACTGTAGCATCACCAATAGCAGTAACTTTAAGATATTCTGTACCAATTAGTGTATTACCTACTTCAATTCTATCAGTTACGTTAAGATCTTGCTTAAATTGAAGAACATTAGCTGATACTACTGCAGCATTGCTACCATATATTGTTGCAGTTGCAGTGTTTGAATTTACTGTTATAGGTATATAAGCACCTAATGCATAAGATTGTAGGTTAATAACTGAACTATAACCTGTTGAGTTACCGCAAACTGACACACGAATAGAGTTACCGATTGCACCAGGGTATCTTGCTATAAACTGTACGTTGGGATCAAAAGTACCATCTTTATGTGTAAAATCAGTTTCATTCTTAACAATAAGTGTTTCAATATTAGCAACTGCTACAGTGTTAGCAAAAGCTGTGAAGGCAGTATTTGAAATAAACTGAACTACATCTGATGTTGTATTAGCTAAAGCTTGTGAACCGCTAGCAAGTGTAAATGCTGTAGAGTTAACAATAGCCTGAATAGTTGCACCAGTTAGAACACCGCTATTTGATGACCCAATAGCTGTATAACCTGCATGGAGTGTTGAAGTGTTACCTGCTGAAAGAACAACTGTAGAGTTACCTGCTTGAACTGTACATGTTACTTGTGGTGATACACCAGTTGTATTAGCAGCACGAGATATAAATAATCTATTACCATAGCTTAAGAATGAAGCTGCAGTAAAGAATGTTTCAGGGTTAAGGTTTGTTGGCTTACCAAATCTTGTTACTAGATTTGTTTCTGAATCAACAAGAACTCTTTGACCTACTGGACCCCAACGAAATACACCACCAATAGCACCTTCTGTAGTAGAAACTGATGGAACAATAGTTGTAAGATCAATTTCTTTAACTAGTACACCAGGTGAAACTAGACTAACCATATCATTCTCCTTTTAGAGTTGTTATTATTATTAATTATTGATTATTTATAGAAAAAGGAGTTTTGATCAACATCATACCATTTATCACCGTTAGAATCAGGTGTAGGATCTTGACCTATACCATCATCAATAAATCCAAAAGGAAGTAGATCATTATATAGCTGCTCTTCATTTTTTTCTTTGAGCATTAACAATGTATTAATATCTGTCAAGTCTTTAAAATATTTTTGTTCTGTTAACCATGCAAACAATACTAAACACATTACCAAGTCATCGTTATTACCTGGTTCTGCTTCATATGTATTATTTTTCTTAGAGAATGTAGATAGTTCATGTATTGTGTTATAGTCATTGATAATTAGCTGGTTCTGCTCAATAAGTAACTTTAACATTGAGCAACCTACATTTTTTACTGTCTTTGTTGTTCTAATACCTCTATCTACTGATCCTGGTTTAGATGCTCCTGTTGTAATACGCTTACCAGCTTTACCAGCTGATTCAGTAAATAGCATTGATTCATATTCATAATCAAAATATAATGTTTCTGCTGTTTGTTGCCCGATATCATTTACTTCTACAAGAATAGGACAGCTATTATACTGTCTTCCTAGTCTATTAATAATCTCAGCAAAATCACCTGGTGTAGTCATATTATCACGAAATACACACACTTGCTTGTATGGCATCTCTGTTACATCAATTATTTGTAATGCAGAGTAGTCAAGACCTTTACCTCTAGAAACGTCAGCTACACCACAATATGTTCTACCTTTGTTAGGTTTCTCATACTGAACGATACCTTGCTTTTCATTAATAGCTATCTGAGGTACAAGTTCTTGTAATTTCCAGCCTGCAATAAGTGTACCTGACGAACCTAAAAATTCTACATTAAATTCTTGAGCAAATTTAGCTTGATCATGGTTTAATGCTTTTAGCGTTTGTTCTTTCCAATTTTCATCTCGACCTGGGACTTGATGCCACGGAACTACTCGAACATTAAAATTATTTTGTTTATTTAAACCCATTGTTATAGTTTGGTAGAAATGGTTTAAACCATTAGGAGTACTTGTCATAATTATTTTAGTAGTTTGTCCGGAAGATATAGTAGGAAAAACTGATGCAAAGAATTCATTATAATTTTCTACGAAAGCAACCTCATCCAAATATACGAGTGCAAAAGTATGACCGCGAACGTTATCAGATGAGGTTGCAGCTGCTATTACTTTAGATTTATTTTCTAACTCAAAAGATCCTTTATTCCAAATTGTAATCCCGTGAGTCAACCATTTAGGTAAGTGTTGATACGCTAGTTGAATCCTACCAAGAATTTCTCTTGCTGTATCACCTTTGTTAGCTAGAATACCAACTTCCTTTTCATTATTAAATATAATAAACCACAAAATAAATGCACTAACGGTTATTGATTTACCAGACTGTCTCGAAAGACAAAATGCATTAAATCTATGTTCTTGCATATCTTTAAGCATTTGTCTTTGATAACTGTATAATTTAAAATTGATTAATCCCTTATCAACATGAACAATTTTCATGTAAGTTTCAACAAAATATATTATATCTTCTTTACATTTAATATATTCTTTGACTAGATCAGGAGTCCATTCAATCTTGGTATTAACCTTTTTAAGGTTAGGGTTACCGTTATAACCTTTAAAATCCATTTATTCTTGCCACGCGTTACAACAACCTTTTAAATCAATACATTTTCTTAATCAAGGATGAAAAATTTTGTTCTGCCATTGATCTATGAGCCTCAGCCAATCTTGACAATGATTTTTTATCAGTAGGGTTAATGTCTTTCATTTCGTCATCAACTGACCAGTTTTTTCTATATTCTTTCATTGATTTTAAAGAAGGTCTCATATCGGCAGTTTCTCTAGGATGGTTTCCTTCTTTATTTCCTACAAATGTCATACCATGTCCATAATAATGATTATAATGGACATATAAATTTCCAATATGTTTACCGTTTCTGAAAACAGAATGAACTGTTGTGTGCCCTCCAACAGGTTCATCCATATCATCATCAGGTGCGTGAGTCATAGGATTACCATGTTCTTGACCTGATTTATTATGATGTACAGAAACAGCATGACCTTCAGGTGTTGTCATGAATCCTATATGTCCTGTTTTTTCACCTTCAATATTATGTAAATATAAATGTGTCATCGGTCCTAATGTGTAACCATGGTTATGATCACCACCATCTTCTTCTTCTGGTGGTGTAAATTCTTTTAATATTTGCTTAAACGTTTTCATTTTTTATCGCCCCCCACTGTAGCGACGATATAATGTATCCATATAATTGTCAAATATTTTTTTCGCTTCACCGTGAGATGAAGCTTTAACTGGGAAATTATGCCCTGTAGTATGTACTATTTGATATTCTGATTCAGGATGATCAGGATGATGGGTTAATACAACAGCACCTTTTAATGGATCAGGATGACGTTTAGCAGCTAATTCATTTGGACTATGAAGTTTTTCAAGGTCAGCTGTTTCCTGTTTATTCATTTTTTCCATTTCGTGATTATGTAGCAAATCAGGTGCAACTCTAAACAAACCAGGTACACTAGTTTCCTCTGCCCTTAGCCTTTCATGTTTCCCACCTATGCTATGTAGCAAAACAGGATCTATAGGGCCCCCGTTTACTGACATTTCAACATGAGGCATACTACTATGGCTTATAATAGTAGTACGTGTTGGTCCTTCACCTGAACTTGAAATTTTATCTGGGCGTACACCATGCATTTTTTCAAAATGTGTTATAAGAGCTTTTACAGCTTGTTCGTGTGAAAGTGGGTTATTACCACCTCCTCCTTTTTTATTAGCTCCAGGAGTTTTAGGAGGCCCCTTATAGCCACCGTCTGTTGTGGCTAATTCTTTTAATATTTGCTTAAATGTTTTCATTTTTCTTTATTCCTTCTATAAATTTGCTTAGCTCCGCTGTTGAACCAACAAATAGATTTTGATTAATTGTCTGAGGTTGATCTTTAACTCTTTCTATCTCTTTAACTTCTGTGTCCACTTTCTTAATTTCCATCAGCTCTTTATTTGCTGTAGTCATTGCAGAAATTAATTCTGTAAATACTCTATAAACCCTAGGGTCTTGAGATAATTTAGCAAGCTCATATAATTCTCCAACAGCTTGCTGACCTACATCAAGAATCTGCTCCATATTACCTTTAGCTGTCTCATATTCATTAGCCCCTTTGATAGATCTAATTTCTTTTTTATCAGGTACTAACGGAGTTAAGTCTAGAGCTTTCGCAATTTCATCTGTCATGATAACATTACACTCCCTATCGTATCAACGCAAAAACCATAATCATCATCAACCTCAATAATTGAAGTGTTTACTGATAGCTGGCTATTAGTAGTAGGAGAACCATTAGATAATAAGCCAGGCTGTACTCTAATTGTTCCTATAATATCATTTGAGGTGTCTACATAGAATTGTGTTTTTGATACTTTAATAATTGGTTTATGGGCAACTGGACCATACATATAACCTTTCATGGTAAACTGTAACGTCCATACAATAGCTCTTCTTTCTAGAAAATCTCCATCATAGTGATCTTCCTGTTGAACACTAGTAAGTACTATAGGTATATCTTTTGTTTCGTTCATCTCTGGTATTAAATTAACAGATACTGTCCAGTCAGGTGTGAAGAATGGTAATATCTGTTCTACTATTTTAGTACCGTCTTCAGCATTTTTAACGTATATGTATAGATTGAAATTAAAGTTATATGGTACAGGATTGTATTGTTGCTTTAGCTTATTAGCATTAGTAGTATCTTTAACCACGTTTCTACCAACAGTATTAAGTTTTCTTGAACCATCATACTCAAGACCAGTCATCTCAAACGACATTCTAGGTAAAGTTATGGCAGTTAATCTCTGAATCTCAGGGTCTTCATCTACGCGTACTAGCATCTTGTTCTTGGATGCATATACTAGAGGTACTTTGATAAGCTGAGCTACATTACCTTCAGAATCAGTTCTTGTGATATAAGTTTCGTTGAAGAGGTTTCCTAGAACTACAACCATCTTACGTATAGTTGAGAAATAGAATGGTGAATTACCTAACATTATTTTCTCTTACGTTTGTTTAACATTGCTACTAGCTCAATAGGGCCTCTTTTTTCCATCTTACCAGGCATTCTTGATTCATCGTCCCGGCCTACAGTTACATTACCGCCTTTAGGTCCAAGATTATATTCAGGTGTATGTAGTTGATGTGCTGTACCAGTATCCCAATCAGTAGGATTCCAAGCATACACGTGAAACCTAGGATCATTAGACATTTTATACCAAACTTTAGAAGCACCAAAAGAATGATTATCAGCAACTAACATATCTACATGAGTTTTTTTAAGTATATCATGATAAGCATCAGCTGCATTACTAGTAAATTCTGGTCGTTTTGGTCCCATATATAAATTATTCATTACATGCATACCGTTTAGTAACTTTCTAACATTACCTTTTACAGTGTAATGAATCTCATTTGTTTTAGGGTGTACATATAAGAATGTTGATTTATTATACCCTTTTATATTATGGTACACATCATAATCACCATGTTTATGGTTAAATTTATACCCTTTATGATCACCCTTTAAATCTAGCTTAGATGGTGGTAATGCATTAGACCCAGAATCAGGTGTAGATTTACCAATATTATTACGAAGAACTTCATTTATCAGTATTTTATGTTTTTCTATCATTAGTATCTACTTCTTTCTCCAAAAGGATTAGTCTCTGACCAGTCAATATAGCTATTATCATCAACTTCCTTCTGTATGCGTTCGTTATCCTGTATTGGATCAAACTCTTGTTGATTTTGATCAAATTTATCTCTGATGATATAATCCCCATCTTCTGTCTTGATAGGTTCCCCCTGCTCGTTTTTAACAGAGTAATCAATAACGTTAAATGATAGTTTAGATTGAAGCTGATCGATTTCTTCAATACCTGTATTGAACTTCTCGTTAGAGTATTCAAATAGCTCGCATGTAATATCATACATCTGCAATTCACCTAACTGATAGAAGAAAGGTTTGTTATCAACAAATCGTATCTCAAATGTCTTTCTGTTAAGAGGAAAATAAAGTAAATCACCTTCTCTAGGTCTTAGTATCTCTGGCTGTGGATTAGTTATTTCCAGACTAAATGATCTTCTTGCAATAGAAAACACAAACTGGTCTCTTACTTCAAGACCAAACTTTGACATGAATGAATCTTGCCCCATAAATCCATTATATGATTTCATATAGACTTCAATCATATAAGCTATATCATACGATGATTGACTATCTTCATAGTAAATACCATCAAAGCTATTACGTTTACGAGGGAGGTAATACATATCTTGCCCGTATGTACGTATTGATTCAATAACAAGATCTTCCAATAACTCTTGTTCAGATGTTTGACCATAATTTTGAAAAAAAACGTTAGTTACCATCTACCTTCATTCTTTTTACTGCGGTTACTGCGGGGTGTTTAGAAAGAATTATAAATTTACTTTCTTCCATTTCGTCTCGATTAGATTTATTTTTTAAACGTACATATTCTTTTACTACATCTGTAGGGTCAGGATTATCATTAATTTCGTTGAGTATTTGCTTAAATGATTTCATTAATCACCTTTATCGCTTGAACTTTTGGGTGATTTAGCTTCTTTTATATTATTAGGTTTTTTAGGTTTTTTAGGTTTAAAAACACTTTTAATTCTATCTTTAATTAAATGTTCACCTAATGCACCTAATGCTGCAGCTGCAATAGGATTTTTAGATAAATCAGGATCTCCTGCTACCAATCCAGCCGTTGCTCCCATAGTTGTTGTAAATACATTACTAGCTACTGCAGGAGAATGTTCCCCTGCTTTTATAGCAAAATTTTTTATTTTATCAATAAGTTTACCTTCTTCTATAAATTCTTTAAATCTTAACATTTATTCATCCCCTCCACCTGATGATCCACTTTTTCCAGGTGGATGTTTTTCTATTTTACCTTTAACGTCAGATATAACTACAGTTTGTAATTCAGATACTACTGTTCTTTTACCTGCTGTGCTTAACGGAACTGTCAGTTCTGCTTCATGTATTTTTGATGTCTCTTGTGATTGTTTAAAATCAGCTTTAGTTGGTCTTCCTTTTTCACCAGGCTTTCTCATATGTTCAGATGAACCACGCTTAATACGTTCTTGTTTAGCATGGATATTATCCCATAGACCTCTTTTATGCTTTTCAAGTATAAGCTTAACTAGTTCATTCATTAATGGCATCTCCATCTACGTAATGCAAGAGCTTTTCTTGTAGGTCTACCTTTACTATCTCTCATAGGTCCTTTTACACCTTTCATTCTAGCACAGAAAGAACGTCTCCTGGCTGCTCTTTTACCAGATGGATTTTTCTCTGTTACAGCTGTCTGTAGTTTAGATCTTGGGTGTTCTCTTCTATAGGCCATAACACCAGCACCTGTTAAACCCCCTTTGGGATTTTTATATTTTTTTCGTTGCCAAGCTTCTTCTTTGATAAACTGATTAAACGTTAGCATGTTTTAATAAATACCCTTGTTGTTGCAAATCTTCAAATAATGTTGTACCAGGTTTAGCCATTTTTCTTTTACCATCTTTGTATAAGGCTACTCTACCTATTTTTGATAATGAAACTTTTTTTCTATTTTCCTCACTTGCCATAGCATTATTTGAGCCTGTACCTTTACCTTTTCTGTTCAAGCTTATTCTATTTTTATGATCATCTGAAAAATACCTTTTTTTCATTTTAATAGATTTTTTTAATCTAACATGAGATAACTGTGAAACATTAATTATACCGTATTTTTCTTTAATACTTTCCCGATGTTTATCAGCTCGTTTTTTTATTATTTCTTCAGAAAAAACTCTTCCTTTATTCCATTCATTGCCATAATTAATAGGGGGTGCACCTCCCCCTTGAGCTATATTCCACCCTATATCTTTATAAGGTCTTAATTCATGTTCTAAATTATAACATTCTTCTAGCGAACCTTCAAATATAATTGTTAATAAAATATTTTTATATTTATCATATGCACGGGACAAATGAATATTTTCATGAATATTGTTTTTAAGATGCTTTAGATGAACATTGAATCTATTCAATGCATTTTTGGACACTCCAATATACCCTTGAGAATTAATATCGTTATGTTCATCTAGATGTATCCAATAAACTTGAGTCATATTTATTTGTTTCAACCTATGAGGTCGGCCACGGGAAGACTAAAGCTGTTTATCATATTAGCTTCTAGATCTTGTATTTCTTGAACTGCTTCATCATATATTTGCTGGCCGCTAAATTGTACACCACCTGGTAGCATCATACCTGTGAACTTTTTAAGATTATTTCCCCACTGCTTCTTAATTAGTGCAGTTGTGTAACGAGTTATCCACCAGTCTTTCCACACATCAGGGTATGTATCTGGATCAACAACACCATAGCATTCTAGAATTAAATAGTAATCTGTCTGTAGTTTTGTCCAATCCATATCGATATAACATCTATTCATATGTCTATTATATCGAAGCATCTGCTTACCAACAAGAATTTCTTCAATTAATCTGACATGGGTTAACGCCATATAATATGGTACTAGAGATACGTTTGTTAATGTATAAAGATCATTCAATGCGATCTGATATCGAATAGAGAACATATTAGCAGTGTTGAGAGCATCACCAATAGGAAAGAGATTAATAACACCAATGATATTTTCTGGTATTGTTATATACTTGTTAATGATGTCTTGAGAAGTAATCTTATATTTGTAGTACTGCTTATCAGTACCATCCATATGGTAATCTTGCCAATAACGTAGAGCAAGATCAACACAGTCATCTACTTGCTCTTCAGATACGTTGATATCAATTACCGGTGCACCCAGCTGTCTTAAGCAAAGCTGTTTAAAACCATCTCTTGTAGTAGGTATAGCCATATATTACTCTTTGAATGTTATTTTATGCATAAATATATTTATGTTTTTATATTTATGGAGAATTTGATATGAGATACACAGCTATCTATAATAACCCTATCAGAAGAAGCACTGAGAAAATAAAAATCTCTAAGATTGGGTTTCATGAAAAAACACCTGATATAGGGTGGATATTTGATAAACTAAATTTTATATTGCAAAGCATTAATGAAATGTACTATGGTTTTGTGTGAAAGGAAATATTATGTTTAAAAAACTACCAAAAGTGATTGGACATGTATCTGCATTACAAGACGGTCCTTTTATAGGACAAGAATATATTATGAGCAAAGTGGAAGATGAAATAAAGATATTTAATAGATTATGCCCTCATAGATTTTATCCTATCGGAGAGGTGGGAAATCATGAAAAAAACATCAAGTGTAAATTGCATGGTTTCACATTTAATAATGATGGCAGTGCAAACAATAGTTTGTATAAATTAAATTGCCATAGACATAATCTTGGTAAATCGGGGATTGTTTTTCAAAATTTTATAGAACCTGATCATAAATGGGTTGATGATGTTTATAAAGAAACTAATTTAAAGTATAGTCATTGTTATACAGGTAAAAGTAATGGCAATTGGTTATGGTTGATGGAAATTGAAGCAGATTTGCTTCATATATTGAAAAATGGAGTACATCCTTGGTTAGCAACACAAGTTGATCCTAATGATGTTAAGTTGGAAAATGGTGATGGTTGGATATACCAGGAACATCCTGATGGATGGTGGGTATATGTATTTCCATTCATATTCATAGAATGGTCAAAAGGATGTCTGTCAATTAATTCTACCTTTCCATTTGATATCAATAAAGAAACAGGATATAGTTGGATGACACAACTATACTACGACCCTATCATATCAAATGAAAAAAGAGAAATTTTCAATAAAATTGAGGATGTGTTTCGTGAAGATGTTTTTGTAGCAGAGCAACAAAAAACAAGATTTATTCCATATAAAAAGAGTATTAATAGGTTGGAAGATCAAACTGTAATTTTTGGAAAATGGGTTAAAGAAAATAGGATTTGTAAATGAATAATCATGCATTATTTCCAGTATTGGTTAGTGAATTTCATTATGATGAACATAAACAATTTAAAAATATTTTCTTCAACAGTGTTTTTGATCATCTGAATGATAGAGGAGTTTCAGATGAAAGTACCGGTCATGTAACAATTCACCATGATGATAGATACAAATATCTTTACACATTTGTTGTATCTTGTATCAAAGAGTTTATCAAAACTTACAATGTAAATCCAGAATTATTTGATATCAACATTGTCAAATCTTGGTTGAATATCACTGGAGGACAATCTAATCCAAATCATAATCATGCAGATGCTCATATTGCGTTTGTTTATTATGTTCATGTTCCAGAAAATGTATATAACTCAATCCGATTCTATAATTATGTTTTCAGACATGAACCTTTCACTTCTTTTTGTAAAATAAACAACGAAAATAATGTTTGGGACATTTTCAATTCTTACACATGGCAATTTAAACCAATAGATGGTCAATTAATGGTATTTCCAGCAACTTTAAATCACGATACTATTGGTCATGATGAATTGTCTACAAATAAAATAGAAGGTATTAACGATGTTGAGAATAGAAGAATTTCTATTGCTGGTGATATTATATTAACTTATAAAGAAAAAATAGCAAAACACTTAGGATTACAACCTATAAAAAATTGGAGAATGTTTGAGAAATGAAATATACAACAATTTACAATGATCCTATTCGTAGAGCAACCGTATTTGAACCATGGTGTTATTGGGATGATGTATTCAGTAATGATGAATTGAATAAAGTGATAGAATATTGTGAATCAAAAGAACTTATTCACGGAACAACTTTTGGTGAGAAATCAAAAGAAGAAATTGAAAAGGTTAGAATATCTAATATAGGTTTTCATAATAGAAATCCAGAAACTGCTTGGATATTTGATAAAGTAAATTTTATTTTACAAAGTGCTAATGAAATGTTTTATAATTTCAATTTGAATGGTTATGATTCATTTCAATATACAACTTATGACGCAGAAAAGAATGGTAACTATGATTGGCATATGGATACATGCATGGGATCATATGATCAACATCACATAAGAAAACTTTCATTGACCCTATTATTGAATGATGATTTTGAAGGTGGTGAGTTTCAATTGAATACTGGAAATCAAAACACACCTGCAATTCTACCTGCTAGAAAAGGAAGATCATTGTTGTTTCCTTCATTCATGTGCCATAGAGTAACACCAGTTACCAAAGGTAAAAGAAGGTCATTGGTTGTGTGGTGTTTAGGTCCAAAATTTAGTTGAGGATAATATGATTAGATTGTTTTTCTTATTTTTAATAATGTCTGTTGTGACAGTTAAAGCAAATACTTTAACAATTGTCATGAATACATCTGGAGAAGATACTCATTCTATGACAGCAAGAATTCTGTCAAAATATTTTATAAAACATAATAACAATATCAAGAAGATAGAATATAAAATAATTCCTGGTGCTGGTAGTATTATTGCTGCTAATTATTTGTATAATATTGCATCTAAAGATGGATCTACTATCGGTGTTTTTATGAAAAACATTCCATTGATAGGAATAATTGGTGGTCAAAATATCGATTATGATCCATCTAATTTTGTATGGTTGGGATCTGTAGATGATGGTAGAAAAGATGCTGTAATTTTATTATCACATAAAAAATATGATGGTGAAATCATAATTGGAAGTAATAATATAGATATAGCATCACCTTCTTCTTTCATACAAAGAGTATTAAATTGGAATATTAAAGATATACAAGGATATAAGAGTGTTAATGATGTTAGACTGTCTTTTGAAAGAAAAGAAATTGATGCTTTAATTGCTAACTTAAATGGATTGAGAGCAACAAGACCTAATTGGATACTCGATAATAAGTATCATATTTTATTGCAATTTGGAAATTTTTCTACCAGAAATAGTTCTTTGCCTAATGTTCCAACTATTGCTGAGTTATCCACATCAAATAATAAAGAAGAAATTTTGGCATTTGAACAAATGTCTTTTTTATTAAGACCTTATGTTGCACCACCAAATATTCCAAAAACTGCACAAAACGAATTAAGAAAAATGTTTCATTTAGCAGTGAATGATAATGATTTTATAGAAGAAGCATTATCAAAAAATATTGCTGTTAATTATATATCTTGGTCAGAAGCAGAAAAAATAATTGATGATATGAAAAAAACACCTAAACACATATTGAATAATTTCAAATAAAAGTATGTATTACATATGCTTTTGTTGATTACACGGAACCAATATAATATGGTTTAGATATTGTTACACTAAGAGGTGAATTATATGTTCCATCATTAAGTTTTTTTGTATTAGTTATTTTTCTATAAGTATTATCGATAAATCTATTTTTCTCATCTAAAAATTGAAAAATATTTTGATATTCAAGACAATCTTTTAGAATTATATCGCCTCCTGATGGTTTTCCTGTTTTTTGATATATATTTGGATTATAATCAGGATACATTAATCTTTTTATTAATGTGCTTTCTGGTATTTTGTGAGGTGCCTGTTTTACTACTTGTAATATAGATGGGTTCAATTTTACATATTTCAAAAATACATGACTTTGTTTTATCATAATATCTGGTAAATCACGAGTTAAAAAAAACATCTTAGGAGTGAAGTTTGAACTTTCTTTCTGATAAAAAGATGATGATGTTCTAGATATATCTGAAATGTAATAATATAGTCTATTATTGTTTATTAAAAATCTAGGTTTATCACATCCATATATAACACCAACTTTCTTTCCTTTTAAATTTTCAACGTCTTTATTTAAATATTCTACTTCTATTTTTTGTTTTGCTTGTTGAAATATTGCTCCATTGACTATTGTAAGTTTTTTGCCGCAATCTGAAATAAACTTATCATTCACTATTGTTTTTATATCATCAGAATAATCTAATATTGATATTTTAGTGTTTGGACTAATTTTGGCAAATTTTTGAATTTCAGGAATAACTGAATGATATTCACTAAGCAATCCTTTAGGATCTTTTGGATTGGTTGTTGGTTTAATTTTTTTAGCAATTTTTTCGGGCCAATATGAACGGATTTCATCAATATATATATTATTTTTTACAAATGTATGAAGAATTTGATTTGAATCAGAACCTCCAGAATACATTAGGATCAAATATTCAAATTCTTGTCTTAGTTGTTCAGCACGAATTTTATACAGTTTATCTAAACTCAATTCTGGCTCAATCGTCCAATTAATATAACTAAGAACATCATCATGAAACCAAAATTTGATTTGTGGATCATAGTCTTTTTTAAGGAGTGCAGCATCCAAAACATCAAGTTTATTTATATATGGCATATTATCATAATAATAACAACCATATTCACGTATATGTTGAATCATATCATGCTGAGAAAATTTGGTATACTATATGCTTTTTGAGGATTCTTACGAACTGTTTCTTGTACCATTCTATTAATTAGATTTCTTATTTTTTCATTTTTATAATGACCATATAACTTGGGTCTAAAACTAGTTTGATATAAAGTGTTTTTGAAGAAACTTAATTCTGATATATTCATTTTATCGACAACAGAACGTACTATAGGTAAATCATATTGGAAAAACGGAATTGCTAAATTTTCATCAATCAAAGCATCATAATAATAATCCCATTCACAAAAACCGACCAACATAAGATTGTTTTCTGCATAACCAACGTCTAGAACATTATCTCCTGTGATGTATATTCCATTTTGTGATTTGGCATATTTTGCTGCTACATAAGAAGGTATAAAATTTGGTGCAGAAAAATTCATTTTCTTTGTTACATATACATAATTAGTAACATAGTCTCTTTCTGATATTTCTATGATATGCTTGTTTATTTCTGGAAGTTCTTTGTATAAATATGAAGCATATTCATACTCATAGAAATTTCCAGGACCTTTGACAGTAATAGAGGTAAAAGGTATATTTAAAGTATTAAATAGTCTGACAACAAATTCTGAATCTGCACCACCACTATATCCAATGTAAATTGGTTTATTTAGATTTTGAATCTTTTTTGCTACATTGTTACATGCTGTTTCAAAAGAAACAACACTATAAGGGTAGTTTGTAATACTAACATCAAATTCAAGAAAGGAATCTTGTAATCTAGATTTAATGTTTGTTACTAACCAATTGTTTTCTATTATCATTTTTTCCTCTAAACATTCGATAAAACTAGGGCCTTATACTCAGCTATTTTCTGTTCTGTTTTTGTTTTTAATTGTTCATGAATATCTTTTTCAAGATTATTGTCTGGGGTTTTTTGCAACTTTCTTTTCATCTTAATGGCATCTTCTATTTTTATTCCAGCATTATGTGCTGCTGGTAATTTAAATCCTCCAAAATAATCACTTTTACATTTTTTATTACTATCATAGAAAAGAGTTTTGTTGATAAAATCTTTTTTCTCTCCCCAAGGACTTTTCCAATAATCTGAATTGTTTATCATTTCATAATCTCTGAATGGGTTATTCCTTTTCTTATTTATATCATTTTTCGTATCATTATCTTTGTATATGTATAATGTTGAAAATGAATAATAATCTATCAGATGTCTGCCTTCATCAGAATTTAAAAAATAAAAAGTTTCGTCACAAGATTCTAATGTTTCTGTTGGTAATCCATTAATGAACAATGCTGTTATCAACACATCATCTCCAAAAACATCACGACACAAGTTTAGTTTTTTTAATAATCTAGTCTTATCCGTCATTTTACCTATATAAGGCCCTACAGTTTTTTGCATTGATTCTATACCAAATGTCAATGATGCAGCACCTGATTCTTTAATTAACAGAGCATCCTTTTCATCCTTTATATTGTCAAGTCTAGCATATCCAGTCCATCGTAAATTAATGCCAGTTTCTTGTTTGATACGAATAAGCATTTTCATTTTCTCATCATAATCATTCATGATATTATCTGTCATTAGATAAAATCTTGTGTTAAAATTATGGTGGTTATTCACAATTTCTGTTTTCAAACTATCATATGATCTGACATACTCATTTTTCTTTTTACCTAACATAGAATAATTACAAAAAGAACAGCTGAATATACAACCACTTGATAATTCTGTTATCAATGCCTCATCATCAAGTATTATATCATCTTTTGAACCAGATGATGCTTTATCTTCAAAATCTAAAGTTGTTCCTGCTGTTGCTGTTAATCCGTTTATCGTAAAAGTGTTTATTTTATCATTAATAACAATTTTTTGTATGATGTCACAACCATCACCAATCACAAACAAATCAACATAATTCTTTAGATATTGATATGCATATTTTTTCTTATCATTGGTTTTCAAAGTATCAATTGTTACTTCCCAACCACCTACAATTACTTTACTACCAAACAATTTTCCATAATAACATATACTTAATATCTTTTCAAAATTTTCATATTTTCCCCAGTGATATCCTATAGTACTTCCTTGTTTCAGTATATTATGTCTATGATTTGTGTTTGATAAAAAAGATGTACTGATACAGATAATGTCTGGTTTGTATGATGTTATCATGTATTTAATTTCATCTTTGGTAAAAGACATGAATTGGAAAATCTGTTTTACATTATTACCATATTTTCTCAATGAATAAGACAATCTCATTGATGATGATGTTTTCATATATTGCTTTTCATTATAGATGAAACAATCAGAAAAGATTAGTATTTTCGTCATGACTTAGATAATATTTTCTAGATATGTGTGTTTTGTGTTTCAAACCAATATCACATGACATTTTTTTCAATCCTTCAGCATAATATTTAAATATTTCAGAGTTCATTTTCCTTTTTATAAATTCATCTCGTATACTTAAAAGAAATGTATTGGATTTCTTCGTTGGCATATATAAAGGGGTTTTTATATCATAAATTATTCTATCATATATTTTCATGTATTTTAGAAAAAAAGATGTATTATTCATGATCTTATAAGCATTCAACATTGTATATGCTTGTTTTTTAATTATTTCTATAGAAACTTTTGTATTACCCCAATAGAAATTTTCTCTATGTAAGTTTTCATCAGAATAATTGAAACCATAGTCAGTTAAATCAGTTTCATCGAAAAAAACAAAAGGGTCGTTTTGTGTAAAATCTATTCTTGTTTTTCCAGTCCCCATTACATAACATGTTTTCTTGTTATCTTTTATTAAGTATTTTTTCAAGTCTTTCCAATATAAATTATGTAAACTTTTCCAACAACCTAAATCAGTGTACCAATATTCTTCTAAATTTTTGATCGTATCAAATCTTTTTGGATCACTAAACATTTCTGTATAATCTATGATAGTGAATTTTGTATTTGGTAAAGTCAATTCATTCAAAAATTGTTTCACATTTACATATATTTCTCGATTATTGTTTTCATCTGATCCAAAAAATTCATCTTGTGAAAATGCACCTACAGATATTATTTCATCTATGTGTATATTGTTATAATAAAATGATTCCAGAACATTCCGAGAATCTATTCCGCCAGATAAACACAAGATAACTCTTTCATAGGAATCTCTTATTTCTTGTGCTCTTAATTTGTATAATTCTTTCAATGAAAAAGATGGTTCTGTCTTCCAATCAACAGAACCATATAATGTATCATTGTAATATATGTAACATTGTTTTCCAGATTTTAAAGCATCTATATGTGTTCTATAGACGTTTTTATCATTATCATACCAAAATATTGTCATTAAAGTTTTTGAATTAGTTCTTCAATTTCTGCATCAGTAAGTGGTGAGTTTTCAGATGGCATTGGTGGTTTCAACAATTCTATGATCTCTGCTTCTGTTGCCACTTTTTCTTTGTTTAAAAGAGATGAACTTAGTGACATAGACGTATTAATATTAGGATCTTTTATTTTCTTTTGTATTTCAAAAAAAGATAATGGGCAATTGAGCATAATAAGTTTATTCAATTCTTCTTCTGATGGTTCTGGAATAGGAAGAGTAATAGAAACATCTGTTCTACATCTAACAGGTGTTCCATCTTCTCTCAATTCTGGAGAAGATAATAATTCTGTTTCTGGTAAATTATCAGTATAATAACGAACAACTATTGCATGATCATTAGGCCAAACTTCTACTATTTTGTATTGAATATTCATTTTTTCCTCTTATGATACTGGACCATTTCTTGTACCTGTGCCAATATAAGCAGTAATGTTTGAGTTTCCAGAAACAGATGGTCCTTGAGAACCTTGAGAACCT